GGCAGTAGGCATTGCGTTGAGCATCATGCAACAACAACGGTCACCAGTATTTGTCACCGTACAACGTCTAATTAGAAGAGTTAAAGATAGTTGGAGAACAAAAGAAGAAACAGAAAGCGATGTGATTAATGCTTTTGCATCGCCTGATTTGCTGATACTAGATGAAGTTGGTGTACAGTTTGGGTCAGAGTTTGAAAAACAACTGTTGTTTGATGTGCTTAATGAACGCTATGAAAAACTTAAGCCATCAATTTTATTATCAAATATTCCTAGCGAACAATTATCA